CATTAGCGCATTGGTTTGTTCATCAAGTCAGCGCGACAACAGGCGAGGTTCGCATTGTCAATGAACGCGCTATTCATGACGCCAGCCAATGCCTGGACATTGAAGGCAGCAAGGCCGCAGCGATGGAAGCACTATCAGAGTGCCGCGACAAGCGACAATCAGCGCCGCCGACGATGGCAGCGTTTAAACAGGCGTCCCAAGGCTAAATGGTCGAATGGAAATGTGACGGATGATAAAAAAGATCAGCAATTACAATGGCTTGACCCACCTTTTGCCCCCCCGGCCCTGCCGGTCATGTATAGGGGATCTCACAAAAATATTTCGAGGTTTCCCATGCTAACCGCCGCAACCCGCGCAATCGAAGCGCTTCCGGAGAGCCAGCGTTTACCCGTTGCCATAGCCCTTCTCGTCCACTTTGCGGGCCTTACAGCACGCATGGACAAGCTCATCAGCGCTGGATATGCGCGAAAGCAACCTGATCGTGAAGAGTTCGACATAGCTGAAGTAATACGAGCCACAGCGGAGGAGTGTAATGACTAGCTTTCACCAGACAACGGTGCGTTTACCTGACGATTTACGCGCAGCATTGAAGGCGCAAGCCGCTTTGGAGCGCAGATCAATGGGTAACTTGATTATCGATCTGTGCGTGAACGGGTTGAAGGTCCGCGAGGAATCGAATGAGGACCGTCTGAACCAGTTCAAGCGGCTTATTCGCGCAACGGGGCAAATATGAATGAACGCGTTTACTTGTTCCGCTATCCGCCGTCTGTCAATCGCCTGTGGCGCTACACATCGCGTGGTGTTTACCGCACGAAGCAGTACCGGGCGTATCTGGACGAATGTGCAGCGTTGCACAAGACGCTTGAGCCGCCTTTCGACATGCCTGTCCGGTGCGAAATCTTGGCGGCACCACCCGACAAGCGCGTGCGTGACTTGGATAACCTAGCCAAATGCCTGTTAGACACACTTCAGCATATCAACGCGATTACGAACGATCACTTGGTTCACGATCTGCACATGCGGTGGGATCGCGAAGCCGTACAGAACGGCGTGATGGTCATGGTTACACCATTGACTGCTTTGAATGCCGAGGCACAGGCATGATCTGGCGTGACGAGCGATGGCAAACCCGTGTTGTGCAGGGGTTTATGAACAAGTTCGGCGTCAGGCAAGACAAGGTGTTTGAGGATTTTATTCCTGGCGGCTGGGATATTTGCCCGGTGTGTGTGAAGCGCAGCGAGTGGGAATACGGAGCCAGCCGGTGAGTTACAGCGTGATACTTGCAGACCCACCGTGGAATTGGAAGGCGCGGAGTGCAAAGGGGGAAGGTCGAAGTGCGAAGAATCATTACAACGTCATGGAACAGGATGATCTTCATCGTATGTCTGTTAGCCGTGTTGCCGCTGATGACAGTGTTTTATTTCTGTGGGTTCTCAATTCGATGCTTAGTCAAGGCTTGCAGCTTATTGATGCTTGGGGATTCACGTTTAAGACGGTTGGGTTCTGCTGGGTTAAGACGAATCGTCGATCCGGTTCTTTGTTCATGGGGTTAGGCTATCACACGCGGCAGAATGTCGAGCTTTGCCTGATTGCAACCAAAGGCAAGCCCAAGCGTGTCAGTGGTGGTGTGCATCAGGTGGTGATGTCACCTAGGCGTGAACATAGCCGTAAGCCCGACGAAGTGTATGAACGCATCGAAGCGTTATATCCGGGGCCGTATTTGGAGTTGTTCAGTCGTACCACCCGCACGGGCTGGGACGCGATAGGTGATGAAGTAGGAAGGTGGAAACATGGCTAGTTACCCAAGTATGCCGCTGTGGACGGATGCGTATCTCGCAGACACACGGCATCTGTCTACACAGGAGCATGGCGCGTATTTGCTTTTGCTGATGGTGGCATGGCGCAGACCTGATTGTAATCTGCCTGATGACGATAAGTTGCTGGCAAGATTTGCAGGGCTGGGACCGCGACAATGGAAGAATATCAAGGATGCGGTGCTGGAGTTTTGGACGCTTGAAGACGGTTGTTGGACGCAGAAAAGATTACTTAAAGAG